GTGTAATCATCGTTAATCAATGTAAGGCTATCATCCAACAGATTTGTTGTTCCAACTTGTCCTACAGTAACGCTTTTAGTTGCTATCAGATTTTCGACAACTGCCAACTGCTGATATAATCGGCTGATTGCTTTTTCTGTGGGGCTTTGTTGCTGTTCGGCTGTTTCACTTGTTTCTCCATACGAATATATTTTCGATGTTAATCCGCCATCAAATTCAATAGTCATTCCCATTATTGGAAGAATAATGCCTGTACCATCCAATGTGATTACTGTTACCATATCACCAATATCTAAGCGAAAATCACCCAAAAACGATACGGATGCAGGATAGTAGCTCAATTCTTTAAGGC